TCAATGCTGCTGTAGACCTTCTGACGTGACTTGTTGAGGGTGACCAGATCATCAGTCCCATCGATAAGCGCATACAGGCCTAGCTTGCCGGCGAGCGGCCCCTCTTTGATTTCGATGGCCTGCACGCTATCGACATCACCGTACATGCGGAAAGTACTGTCAGGGCTGAGGCTCTTCAGGTGCTCCAGATTGATTCGCGCACCGTAGACCTGCGGGTTATAGCTGTCTGCGATTTCCTGAATATGCTGGCGTTCCAGCTGGCGTCCATCGCAGGTCGCACCCTCGACGGCTACGCGGAATAATTTCGACTTCGGCATTCTCTTTGCTCCGGTTGATTAAGGTGCTTTCACCCTGTGCCCCTATCTTCCGAAACCGGGCAAAGCCGCGCCATATAAGGGAATTGTGAGGTGCCTGTGACAACAGACGCCGATATTCCACCTCGCGCGGGCGCGATAGCCTGTACCCATGAAAACAGCCCTCGATCCCCGAACAGAAGCCAAAGCCCTCTACTGGCAGGCATACAGCATCCCCCAAATCGCTCAGCGACTTGGGGTGAAGGCGAACACGCTTTATTCCTGGCGCCGCCGTGATGAATGGGACAAATCAACACCCATTCAGCGGGCGCTTGAGCGCACCGATGTCCGCTATCTGCGGCTGATTGAGAAAGAAGATTTATCCGCTCACGACTTCAAGACGATTGACCTGCTCGGGCGACAGCTGGCACGCCTCGCAAGGGATGAAAGGAAAGAGCAGGACAAAGAGCAGAAGAAGAAGACGCCGAAGAACCACTTCACGGCGGAGCAGATCACAGAGCTGCGCACACTTGTGCTGGAGTCGCTGTTTGAGCATCAGAAACGGTGGTACAAGCAGCGCAACCTGCGTAACCGCTTCATCCTGAAAAGCCGTCAGATCGGCGCAAGCTGGTACTTTGCCCGCGAAGCGCTGTTGCGTGCGCTGGAAACTGGCACTAACCAGATATTCCTGTCTGCATCGCGTGCGCAGGCGTTCCAGTTTAAGAAATTCATTATTTTTCTGGCACGCAGCATCGGCGTTGAGCTGAAGGGCGGCGATGCGATCATTCTGTCGAACGGCGCAACGCTTTATTTTCTTGGCACCTCTGCGGCAACCGCGCAGTCATACACGGGTGACCTGTATTTCGATGAGGCGTTCTGGGTCGCCAACTTCCTGAACCTGCGTAAAGTCGCCGCCGGTATGGCAACGCAGGTAGGCCTGCGCCGCACCTACTTTTCCACTCCATCAGGGGAAGAGCACGAAGCCTATAAATTCTGGAACGGAGACCTTTACAACAAGGGCAAGCTTAAGAGCAAGCAGGTGCAGATAGACCTGTCACACAAGGCGCTGAAGAACGGCGTGCTGTGCGGTGACAATATCTGGCGTCAGATTGTCACCGTACAGGACGTGATTGATCAGGGCTTCCCGCTTATCGACCTGGAAGAGATCCGCAGCGAAAACAGCGATGAGGATTTCGACAACCTCTACATGTGTAAATTCGTCGTCGCCGGCGAACGTGCGTTTAACTACAACGCCCTGATTGGCTGCGGCGTGGATGGGTACAGCGGCATCTGGCCGGACTGGAACCCTTACGCACCGCGCCCACTCGCCAGCCGCCCGGTCTGGATTGGGTACGATCCCAATGGCAGCAGTGATAAAGGCGACAGCGCCGGCCTCGTCGTGCTCTCGCCACCACTGGTGCCCGGCGGCAAATTCCGCGTCATTGAACGGCACCAGCTGCGCGGCATGGAATTTGAAGAGCAGGCGAAATTTATTGAGCGCCTCACCCGCATGTACAACGTGCAGCACATCGATATCGACGGCACCGGCATAGGCGCGGCAGTGCATCAACTGGTGCTGAAATTCTTCCCGGCAGCGCAAATGCACCTTTACACCCCTGCGGTTAAACGCCAGCTGGTACTCAAGGCGCAGATGGTGATTCGCGCCGGCCGCTTCGAATACGACGCCGGCATGATGGATATCGTCAGCAGCTTTATGACCATCCGCAAATTCGTCACGCAGAGCGGCCAGACCTCTTACGCATCAGACCGTACACGCGGCAGCAGCCACGGTGACTTAGCCTGGGCAACGATGCACGCACTTATGAATGAACCGCTGGGCAATGATGCTGGCAGCGGCACAGAAAGCTTTGTTGAGGAATTTTGACCATGAGCCGCAGGAATAAAAAGACGTTTAGTAAACCCGCCACGCCAGCAAACAGCCAGCCTTCCGCTGAGATGGTCGAACCGGTTGAGGGGCTGGAATCATTTAGCTTTGGTGAACCCACATCCATCATGGATCAGCGAGACCTTCAGGACTGCATGGAGTGCGCCAACAATGGCCGATGGTATGAACCGCCCATCAGCACCTACGGACTCGCCCGTCTGCTGGCCGGCGCGGTGCACCATGAGTCGCCGCTGGTCTTTAAACGCAATGTGATCATGTCATGCTTTAAACCACACCCGATGCTTTCGCGTCAGGATGCCAGCGCATTCGTGATGGATTACCTTGTGTTTGGTGATGCCTATCTTGAGCGGCGCGATAACCGCCTGGGTGAACCGCTGAAGCTTAAGCACTCGCTGGCGAAATACACCCGCCGTGGCGTGGACCTCGATCAGTACTGGTTTGTGACTTACTACCAGGAGGATTACGCTTTTGAGCCCGGCAAGGTGTTCCACCTGCGAAACGCCAGCATCCACCAGGAGATTTACGGCGCACCTGAATACATGTCCGCGCTTCAGTCCATCATGCTGAACGGTGAGGCCACGCTGTTCCGCCGCAATTACTATATCAACGGCAGTCACGCCGGGGTTATCGTGTACCTCACCGATCCCGTGGCAAATTCGGCAGACGTGGAAAAGCTGAAGAGATCACTGAAAGATGCGCGCGGCGGCGGCGCGTTTAAAAACCTGTTTGTGTATGCCGCAGGTGGTAAGAAGGACGGCTTACAGATCCTGCCGTTCAGTCAGATAGCTGCAAAAGATGAGTTCACCGGCATCAAAGACGCCACGCGTGATGACATGCTGGCCATCCACCGCGTACCGCCTCAGCTGATGGGCGTCATGCCCAACAATACTAGCGGCCTCGGTGACATTGTGAAGGCTGCCAGGGTGTTTGCGATCAACGAACTCTACCCGATCATGGAATCGCTGAAGGCGGTCAACGACTGGCTAGGCGTTGAGGTGTTCCAGTTCAACCCTTATGCTCTGGCTGAAGAGAAAGCAGGCGACTGACGCCAGATTCCGACACCGCCGATCACACCCCATTTCACCAGAGCCCCTCAGCGCCACGCTGCGGGGCTCTCTGCTTTTCCCCCGTCACGGCCGCACGCCTGAACGCTTCAGGGCGCGGCATTTTTGCGCCCATTTTCAGCGAATTAAAGGGGCATACCTACCCCCTGAAGAGCGCGACTGCTCCCCCGCCTCGCCCGCGCGCAAAAATAGTGTCTTTTTTGGCACTTTTGCAGTCAGTCGGAAACCGCGCCAGTGCTGGCTTAAGGTCAAATTTTGGGAATATCGAAAGTTGTGCACAGATTGACAATTTGTTGCAGTGATTTCAGATTGAGAAAAGTTGCTTGAGTTCAATTTTAGAAATACGCCCCACACAGCATCTCATTAGACAAGGAATTACCTAAAATGAGCGAACAAAACACGGCACCTGATTTTAATGAAGGATTTACCCACTCTAACGACACCTTCAAGCGAAAAGAATTTTATGAACAGGTGATGAGGGTTATTGACAACGCACCAGAGAAAAACCTTGTTTTTTCTCTCGATGATAGATGGGGAAATGGTAAAACGAGCTTTGTTCAAATGATGAAGGCCGAAATTGAATTAGATGATAGTAAAAATTACAACGTTATCTATTTTGATGCATTTGAGCATGATTATCAGTCTGACCCATTCATCTCGCTGACAGCACAGATATACTCGCTCATAAAAAAAGATGAGAGCAAATTAAGACCTTTCAAAGACAGATTTATTCAAGCATCCAAAAAAGTTGGAGCCAGCTTGCTAATAAATGGAATGAAAGCAGTAATCAGCACCGCAACTGCGGGCGTGGTTGATGGCGGCAAGGTTGTTGACGCTGCGACCAAAGTAGTAAAAGATTCCGCAGAAAGCCTTACTGATGAACTTGAATCATTCATTGAGAAAAAAATCACTTCTGCTGACGAAGAAAAACAAGACATACATAACTTTAAAAAAATCCTAAAAGATATGCACTCAGAGTCAGAAGTAAAAACCATATTCATTATTGATGAACTTGATAGAGCACGACCGGATTATGCGTTAGACCTACTTGAAAAAGTAAAACACCTTTTTTCTGTAGAGGGTGTAATCTTCATGTTGGTAATGAACAGAAATCAATTCGAAAAGAGCATCGAACAGCGCTACGGACAAATTGACTCTAGAAGCTATCTGAATAAGTTTATTAATTACTGGTTGACTCTGCCTAAAACGCGAAGCTATGAATACTCACCTCATAACGCGCATAATGAAACAACTATAACTGAACACTTCAATGAAATTAACAAGCAGAGAAAACTCCTCACAAGAAATGGACAACTAATAAAATCTCTAAGTTTTTTGCTGGATATAAATGATTGCTCTCTGAGAGAGGCGGAAAGATGCTATTCCCTATTACAAATAACCTATGACGCTGACAGCTTAAGCATGAACTCAGAGCATCTCGCTACTATAGCCATAATCACGTTTTTGAAAGTTAACAAACCGGAATTGCTGGAATCATTTATGCAGAAAAACATTACAAAAGATAATTTCCATACTGAAATCGGCTTTAACAAGCATATGGAGTATGTTCAGGGGCATGTGCAAATTCTGTATAAAGCTGTAGATTTCCATTATTTAGAAGATGAAGCGTTAACAAATGATGAGACAGCCAGAGAATATCAAAAGTTTGTGAGCTGGATGAATGAAGAGTCTCCATTTGTTCGTTACTATAAAAGGATGCAGAATTTATCAATGAGATAATAGCGTCTCTTGTCAGACGCTATTTAATCCGAGAGTTATTTAATGATAAACCCTCGGATTGCCCATTAGATTTCTATTATTTCCAGCAGATGAGTTGACTTCATTCTCACTATGTAAATCGGAAGCATTAGTGCTTCCGATTTGAATCAGCACTGTTTCTGGTTCATCAACACATTCAGAGATGTGAGAGATGATTACTGTATAGACATCACGCACAACTCCTTTAAAGAGGCAAGTGATGCGCAGGTGATCACCGACATCCGGTTTGATGTAACCCTCAAACGTCAGAAACATCTCTTTAATAAGGCCCATACGGATACGACCGAAGGTATCAGGGCCATAATTCGTATCATAGATTTTCATTGGATTTCGCCGGGGGCGGATTGGACTCAGCTACGGTATAACGAGGAATCATAAAACGTTCAACCTTGCCAGAGCGCAGGCTAAGCCATTTAGGAATATTCCTGAAAGCCTAGCGCCACTCAATTCCCTATGCACCTACAGTTCCCTTCTGCTTCCTCGCCCGACAGACTCGCAAAGCTCACTAATCGGCGCTGCGGGGAGCAGTTTCATCGGTGTAAATTGCAACTTCACATTCAATTTATTACTGTATATTAAAACAGTACAAAGCAGTATCCGAGGTTTTGGGAATGCGAACATTCACAACTTACGCGACTACTTTTTACTACATGAACAAAGGGGAAAAACTGAGCGTGGAGCAGATGTTTAGCACCTGCACAATCCATGTTATCTGGCCGCGCGGTATAAAATGGGACTTACGCTATAAGAGACATAACGGCTGGGAGGAAATGCATAATGGGCTATTTGGTACTGAGAATGAGGCGTTTCTACTAGCACATCAGCATTTTATTGAAGATGGCGCTAAATTGCACCTGACGTGACACAACATTTGCACATTACTTGGCGACCCGTTGTAAATTATCAAGTCGCCTCCGAAAAAAATAGCTCTAGGGATATAACTCTATAAGGCTAAGCATGATAAATTATTGATTGGAAACGATATCATTCCTGTATTTGTATTCAAGTTCATCTGCCGTAACAATATCTATCTCAATAGGGAAGTTAGATTTTTTCTTTATCAAGGAAATCTCCTTCATGAAAGAATTAACTTCACTATTATTCTCTTTAATCAAAACACAGACCAAATAGACTCTAAAGTTTTTGAAATGACGCCAACTCTCATTGATAAGATCCACAGTGCTAAGAAAGTTATCGTTTCTAAAAGAATTAAAAACTTTTACTTCCAAGAAAACAATGTCGCCAGTTAAAACCCCATTGGAAATCGGAGGGAAATAAGAACCATCAAACATATGATGACCAACTTCATTTCTCATTTCAGATTTCTCAACATCGAAATTCACACCAAGCTTAGACTCAGCATATTTAAAAGCCATATATGACAATTTACTTCCAAGTTTTCTTCGTATTTTTTCATTATTATCTACATTCTCGGAAGGATACTTCACTGGGCCTTTCTTCAATGATGGAATTATAGCATCTACAGAGAAAGGTTTATCAACCAACTCAACTGATTCTTTTTTCTTCTGGTTAGAATCAGCTTCAGCTTCAGCTTCAGCTTCAGAAATAATTTTATTAGCTTCCGAAATGGTTTTATTAGCTCCCGAAATGGTTTCCTCTCCATAAGCTGAAAATTTTAAAACATCATTTTTATTTAGCGTTGAAGTAATGGATATTCCTTGCTGACCTATCAAAGCCATATAATTTTTTTCATCCACAAAATCACTTGGAGCATAAAGCGATTCAGGCTTCTTATGCAGAGTGTAAAAGAACAGGCTTACTAAAAATGTAGGAAACAACATAAGGAAATATATATATATTTTTTGATTTGACTCAGCTATCCACGGGAGTATCGCTGTACCGCTCACCTCAGCCAGACCAGCAAACATTGCGATAATTGTTAAGGGGTTTTTTACTAATGAAATAGCTCCAGCCATTGTCATATCCTTATAAGCATTTGAAATCTTAGCGCTAATCATGTACGTCAGCTATTGCGATCTGTTTACATCTTAGATAATAAAACCTAAGGAGTCCACGATGTCATATGATCTTGATGAAAATATTGCGTGCAGGCTTAAGTGCGATGATGTTCAAATAGACTCAGCTTCCCGCCGTGCTAGCTAAGAATCCTATTTTTCTTTTGATACCATGCGGCCGCTTCTATTCTAAATGGTTATAACAATCAAAATTAATCTTTTTGCAGCTTTTATCACTTCAGATGCAGCGCATTTTTCATTCGTTCAATCAATGACTGGACCCGTTGAGCAGCTGGAGGTTGAGCAGATTTAAGCTCACCTGCAAACACCTCCCACCAATGTCCTTCAAAACACATTCTTTTGCCGGAGGTAAGCAATTTTGCTTGGCTCGCACTCAGGTCAATCCCCAGCCAGCGAGCATCCTCCATAACTTTTTGGGTAAGTGGCTCAATGATCACTGGCTCCACCACTAATGACCGGCGCTCTCTTGCGGCATCTTTTTTACTCCTGACCTCAGCTAATAGCAGATGATTGATTTCGCGACGCTCTTTACGGCTCAACTTCTTGATATCAATTTTAACAACGGCACTTTCCGGTGCCTCAACATGCTTGTTGCATCTGCCACGGTCAACAATGACCGTTCTCGATACAGGTGCTTTTTCATCTTGAATCGACTCACACGTACAGTTATTGACAGAACTCCGAGGGGCGGCGATGCCGCCTGAAACTTCAAAAGCCTCATCCGTGCCGGCTTTTAATTTCGGCACGATTTTGTATTCAGTGGTGCGGGTGTAAATGATGTGAAGAGGGGCAAAAGGCGAATAAACCCCGGAAACGCGACTGACCTGATCGCCATAGTCATTGCCATTTTCGGTAGATTCATAATTCAGGCGCACGCGAAGAGCCTCACGCGATACGAGAGGGCCACCCTGCGCCATCGTGTAAGCCGGCCAGTCATAAGCGCCCGCAGCTTCCTGAGCAGGTTTAATTTCCGGGTGTAGTACCAGCTCACGATCACGCAAGCGGCCTAACTCACGATAAACCGTGACAGGCGCGCCGCCTATTTGCTGGAACTGACGTATACGCCAGCGTGAAGCCCATGCACAAACGCGCTTCGCCATGTCCCGGATATCTTCGCCAGTCTCATCATCTGTCTCGCCGTCCATCCCATGGCCGTCAATATTCTTGGAGATGTATTTAGCGATATAGCCCGTTGCTGATCCGAATTGTTCATCCATCGGGACAACCCTGAAACGCGCCTCATCAGCGCCTTTTTCGTGCCCGTCTTCAGCCAACGCGTAAGCACGGAAAATTGCACGCGCTTCTTCGATACGGTCAGGCTGGAAGAATAAAAGCAAGTGCCAGTGTGGCGTGCCATCGTGGTGAGGCTCAGTGACGCGGAAGCCAAAAGCACGAATGCCATTGCGCGCCCACGCTGCGCGAACCTTTGACCATACATTGCAGAGATAACGCTGGGTTTCGCGCGGGCTTGATGACTTGTATTTGTTGTTACGCTTACCCGTCATTTGCATGGAATGGTATTTAGAAGGTGCAGTCAGGGTGTAAAAATCGCCAGCCAGACCATCAGCTTTAGCCATATCCTCAAAACCGCGCATCCGGTTCATTAACTCGGCGCGACGGACAGCAGGATTGGCAACGCTGCCATCAACTTTATCTGCGAGTGATGTGCGCTCTCCGGTCTCTTTATCCTCAAGCTCCATTGCTTTGATAAATTCACGGTTTGCGCGTTTCTGTGCCACCCATTCATTCAGCGCGGGCTCACTGCAATACGGGCTCGCCTTTTTATGCACATAACCCGAGGCGATCATCAGATGTTCGCGCCACTGGTCATGCATTTTACGCAGGCGGCGCAACCACCATGCTGGCGATTCAATACGTGCAGCTGAGCACAGCGCCTCTTCTGCTGTCAGCTCTTCTGAGCAATAACGCTGCCAACCCGGTGCAGTCATATTGAGGTGGGTGATTAGCCACCCTGCACGGCCATAACCAGAGAGGATGGAGAATTCAGCATCACCGGTTTGTTCCATCTGATAATTGGTTTCACGCATCAGCTCATTAGTCAGAGCATCAGCCAAGCGGTAAGAGAGTTTCTTCAGCTCACGCTTGCCCGCCCAAGGTATGCGATGGAAATCATCACGGAATACCACAAGCACCGCCGGCATATTGCTATCCGGCTGATACTGCTCATTTACTGCATCAACGCGAGGAAGAACAAAGCGGCCGAAAGAGCCCTTGAGCCACTCAGCCGCTTTTTTCTTACCCTGTTTATCCTGAATTTCTGTCAGACGCTGCGCGTAGTAACGGCGGATATACTGCGGAAGTGATTCCAGACGGCGGCGTAATAATCGCTCTTCAGGATCACGCACGCTGCGCTGACCAAACAAGTCGAACACATCAACAGAACGCGACTCACCATCATGGCGATAGCGGACTACTCCAGGAACGCGATCAACCTCGTAATCAGCAGAATTTCTGGCTGCGTTCCATGCATAAGCCCCGGCAGGCTCTGGCGCTTTGCCGGGAAATTTTGGAGGGAGTGACGGGGAAAACCTTCCCATTGGCCGCTTAGACATTTATAAACAAATTTCCAATGTTATTGTTTTCAACTTCAACCACAGCAAGAGCTATCAAATGGAACATAAATACCTCGGTAAGAAGGATGACGGAGATTTGCCACCGTATGATGAGGCCATCACTGAATGGCTAAATGCTCAACCTGACTCCTCTGTCTCTGTCCCTTACAAGATATTGATTTGCAATAGAAACGTTATGTATCGCACTATCACTTGCCATGGTCTTGGCGAATATGTTGCTGCATGTCAGTTTCTGGGCTCTCAGGGTCTTGTAGACACATCAGAATATGGCAAAGGTCTGAAGGGCTATGACTCAGTATTTCTGAGTCAGGACTACATAAACAAAGCATCTTCAGCTGATCGATAGCCTCCAAAGGCGTTGTCTTTTCAGCATGTAAAATCACTGCTCTAGCCAGCGCCTTTGTGTCTCTACTCATTAAATAACTCATGATTTTTCACCTTGCTTCTTTAACGCTTCCAGTGCGGCGGCGTGCTTTAATTTCAATGGGCCAGTGATATTCATGCAAAAATCCAATAATGATTTCGCCTCTTCAGGTGTTCCCTGAATTCCTATCAAAGTTGCCATTGCCAAAAATGAAGCATTAACTTCTTCAATTGCTGCCAGCGCACCCTGCTCAGCAGCAATGCCTTTCATTGCCATCACGCAGCCACCTTCCCTTTATTCGCGTGGCGACTCACGGCAATAATCTCACTGGCCTTTTTACTCTTTCCAGCTGCGACACCAATACTGCGTGGGGCGCTGATGATGTGACGGTCAAACTCGCCATAAAGATTTTTAATTAGCGAGGTATCACTGTTTGAAGCCACAACCGGGACGCCTGCGGCTGCCAGCTCGTTAAGCTGCTGCGCCAGTTGGCGCTGGTGAATTTCGGCGAATCCATTGGTGTGATATTGGGTGAACGTACCGTCATAAGGGGGATCGCAATAAACAACATCCCCAACTTCGACCTGCGCCAGCGTTTCGGTGAAATCGCCGCAAATGAAGGTTGCGCGCTTTGCTTTAATTGCAAACACCTGTATTTCCTCAGTCGGGAAATAAGGCTTAGCCGTCTTCTCATACGGTGCGTTAAAACCACCGTTCTGGTTAAAACGGCAAAGCCCGCGGTAAGCGTGGCGAGTCAGATACAGGAAGTATGCAGCGCGATAAATCAGAGGCATGCCGGCGTCATCGTTAAATGACTTGCGGATACTGTAATAACTCTCTTCATCGGCGTTCTGAGCAAATACGCTGGCGGCCAATGCGGTGAGCGGCTTTTCAAACTCCTGAATCTGGCGATACAGATTGATCAGATCAGGATTGATATCAGCAACGAGGTAAGCCGGATAATCCGTATTCATCATCACGGCGCACGATCCCGCGAACGGCTCAACCAGACGGTTACCAGCTGGCAGGTGCTTATTCAGCTCATCCATCACTTTGGCTTTACTGCCTGGCCATTTCAGAATGGTTTTATTCATGAGCGGCCCCCCTGACGCATACCTGTGACCTTGGCGCGGTGTTCAATTACTTCCTGACAGGTAGCGCAGGTTGTAACGCCAATAACCGCACGGCGGCGTGCTTCCGGGATAGGCGCATCACATGACTCACAGAAAGTGCTACTAACAGCGGCTGATTTTGGCCTTGCTGCAGCAATCTGAAGCGCCAGCATTTCTGCAGCGTGCTCTTGGGCGATATCGATAATGTCCGGCATCACAAACCCCCTACGGCCTGAGCTTCATACCTCGCGGCTTCTTTCATCAGAAGCTCAGAAGTTGCAGCGGGGCTAAGCTGGTTCTTAACGATGATGATCGCCAGTGCATTGAGGCGGATTGAAACGGAGTAGGCCTTGTCCTGCTGGCCCTCCTGATTGGCTTGGGAAAGCATGGAGATCATGACGTTTTCACAGTTCGTCACTTTCGCCCGAGGTATTGATTGCATGTAGTCACCTTTTTTCGGGTTGCACGAAGCCCGGCGAGTAATTCGCCTAATTAAAAAATGAGTGGTTATTTAATTCAGAAGCCGAGAACGTTCAGATGTATATCCGGCGGTTCAGTTACGTTGGTAACACAGGAAATCGGCGCCTCTTCGGGCTCTTCTCCTTCGCTGTCGTCATGCTCCGTAAGCCTTGCGGCACCTTCTTCACCGGGCCGGCTATATGGAATCTTGTCGGACAATTCTTTCAGGGATTTCATGCCGGAAATCAGCGTTAACTTTTCCTGCTCTGAAAACTGGCTGTATTCAAATGCAATCTGGTTATGTCCCAGCTTCGCCATTTTCCCCGGCCATATTTCTGCTTTGGCATTTCCAAGCACAAATACCGCTTTTTTCTCTGGTGCTGACAACCTATTAAAAGCTCGCTCTAGGGGCGTTCCCGCGCATTTCTCAACTCTCGTTTTATGAAACTTGCGGAGGTATGGGGCAGCTATCGCGGCATAAGGGTTTACCGCCCCTTCTCCATTTTCGATATCAGCCATCTTCACCTCACAGAGACTTATCAGGCGCACCGCTCGCAAGCGATGCCTCGGATAAGCCCGGCGCACCGCGCCGGATTATCACGCAATGGCCGGAAGTGGAATTTCACCGCGACTGCATTGAGCAACAACCTTTTCCAGCTCATCAGCAGATTCCGCATCACCCGAGGCGTTTGCGACAGTCACAAGACCTTCCAGACCGATACTCAGGCGGAAAGCGTGATCAGCGATGGAGTTCTCACGCACCTGTGGCGCAACGGCGGTGGCAGCTTTGAGCACCATCACTTTGTTGTGGTAAGAGTTGAGAAGGTTATTTTTTAATACCTGGTATTCATGACGCATTTGCTTTCATTCCCTTTTTGCTTGCCTTGTAACGCTTTGCCTTTTGTCGCCGGCAGATGTCCTGAATGATCAGCTGCATAGACTCAATTAATCCCCACGCCAGAACCGTGAGGTAAACCGCTAGTTGCCATTCATCGGCTCTGAACAATTCGTCACCTCGCCAACCACTACCGAGACCCCGAGACGTTCACACCAGATTTCATGATCATGATG